ATGCCAGCAACGGCAACCACACTCACCCGATCGACCCAAGAGGCGATCAACACCCTGTCACCCGGAGATCGCCGGGTGCTCAATGAAATCGAACTGGCCCAGCGCTGGGGCATCAGCCCCAAAACGCTTCAACGCTGGCGCTGTGAAGGTCGTGGCCCCAAGTACCTGAAATTGTCCAAACGCGTGAGCTACCCGCTCGAAGGCGTATTCGATTTCGAACACAACGCTCTGCACGTTTCGACGTCTGAGCGGGCCATGGCTTGAAGGGAGGATGACATGAACGATTTGTCCATTTTCCCCGTCGACATCGCTGAGATGTCCGTCACACAACTTGCCAATCTGCCTGCACAGCAATTGGTGGAAGTTGACACCAACTTGGATCAGGCGATCGCTTGGCTCAAGGCAGCACGCACAAAGCTCGATGGTGCTCTCGACCAGCGGTTTGGTGCACAGGGCCGCGACAGCCTGCATGCCTCTGGCCGTGACTTCGGCACTTCTCACGTCAAGACAGAGGGGCTGCACGTCAAGTTCGATTTGCCCAAGAAGGTCTCGTGGGATCAAAAGAAGCTCAAGACCATCGCTGAGCGAATCGTCGCATCTGGTGAGGCCGTCGAGAGCTACCTCGACATCAAGTTGTCTGTGCCCGAGTCCCGGTACACGAACTGGCCACCTGCATTGCAGCAGCAGTTTGCCGATGCCCGCACCGTCGAGGCAGGCAAGCCCTCTTTCCACATTTCCCCTGAATCGGAGGTCTGATCATGAATCAGCAACTTGCATCATTTGATTTTGAAGGTCGACAAGTACGCATCGTGACTGATGCACAAGGTGAGCCATGGTTTGTTGCCGCTGATGTGCTGTCGACGATCAGCCTTGATCGCAAAGCTCTTGAGCGTCTGGATGACGACGAAAAGGGTGTGAACTCAATTCACACCCCTGGCGGAGTTCAAGAGATGACCACGGTCAATGAGCCCGGTCTTTACGCTCTGGTGCTCGGCAGCCGAAAAGCTGAGGCCAAACGCTTTAAGCGCTGGGTCACTCACGAGGTCCTGCCTGCCATCCGAAAGACTGGCTCCTACGCTGTGCCCGCAATCGCCGCATTGCCCGCACCTACGCAAGACCGTGTCACTTCGCTGCTCTTGATCGGTGAAGCGGTAGCCAAGGTGCCTGGTGTGAAAGCTGGCATTGCCATGGCTGCGACCCTCACGTGCATCCATGAAAACACCGGACTGGCCATTGAGACATTGCGCCGTGCGCTGCCTGCAGCCAACGAACCGATCTGCTCCTTGAATGCCACTCAACTTGGCAAGCTGGTTGGCCTGTCAGCAAAGACCACCAACCTGCGCCTGGCCAACTTGGGTCTGCAAGTGCGCAATGAGCGCGATGAGTGGGAGTTGACCGAGGTTGGTGAAGCCTGGGCGGAAGCCATGCCGTATTCGCGCAATGGGCACAGCGGATATCAGATTCTCTGGAATCCGACCGTTGCCCAAGAGATGCGGGAGGTGGCGTGATGGCACTTCCGATCATTACCGCTGATCAACGCCTGCGCGAGAAAAAGGGCGTCAAGCTGGTTCTTCTTGGCAAGAGTGGCATTGGAAAAACCACGCAGCTCAAAACGCTGCCAGAGGACAAGACGCTGTTCGTCGATCTTGAGGCCGGTGACCTGGCTGTCAAAGACTGGCGTGGTGACTGCGTTCGTCCAACCACCTGGCCTGAGTTCCGTGATCTTGTTGTGTTCTTGGCAGGGCCAAATCCTGCATTGCCCCCGGAAGCTCCCTACTCGCAGGCGCACTACGCGCATGTGTGTGAGCAATACGGTGATCCGAGCCAGCTGAACAAGTACGACTGCTACTTCGTTGACAGCATCACTGTGCTGGCACGACTGGCACTGATCTGGGCCAAGACTCAGCCTCAGGCGATGTCTGATCGCACAGGCAAGCCCGACACCCGTGGTGCCTATGGCCTTTTGGGTAGCGAGATGCTCGGTGCGCTGATGCATCTGCAACACGCTCGCGGCAAGCACGTTGTGTTCGTGGCCATCCTGGACGAGCGCCTCGATGACTTCAACCGCAAGGTGTTCGTCCCGCAAATCGAAGGCTCAAAGACGGCTGCCGAGTTGCCCGGCATCGTCGATGAAGTTGTGACGTTGGCCGAGATCAAGGCCGAAGACGGCGCGCCCTATCGCGCATTCGTGACGCACACGCTCAACCCCTATGGCTTTCCAGCCAAAGACCGTTCGGGCCAGCTCGAAATGCTCGAACCCCCAAACCTGCTCGCTCTCATCGAAAAGTGCGCAGCAGCAACCCAACCTCAAAACAACAAGGAGTAAACCATGTCCGCTTGGAACGATTTCAACGATGCCGAACAACAACAATCATTTGACCTGATCCCCAAGGGCACGGTGGCTCCGGTGCGCATGACGATCAAGCCGGGTGGCCATGACGATGCAGCTCAAGGCTGGACGGGGGGCTATGCAACCCAGAGCTTTGATACGGGAAGCATCTTCCTCGCCTGCGAGTTCGTGATCCTGGACGGTGAATACGCTCGCCGCAAGATGTGGTCGAACGTTGGTTTGCACAGCTCAAAGGGGCCTGCCTGGGGAAACATGGGCCGCACATTCATTCGTGCTGTCCTGAACTCATCTCGCAATATCCAGCCCCAGGACAACTCTCCTCAAGCATCTGCCGCACGTCGCATTCAAGGCTTCAACGAGCTCGATGGCATTGAGTTCGTGGCTCGCATCGATGTTGAGAAAGACGGACGCGGTGAACTTCGCAACGTGGTGAAGATTGCCGTGGAGCCTGACCAGCCGGACTACCCGCGTGCGTCAGCGCCTGCCGCTCAGCGTCCTGCTGCGACCTATCAAGCACCTCCTGCCAGCAGTGCTCCTGCACAGGCCGGGCGCGCACCTGTCTCGGGCAAACCGAGCTGGGCTCAGTAAGGAGGGTTAATGAAATGCTGGGTCTGCAACAGACAGGCCCGGGGTTTCGGCCACACCGACAACCGTCACGGTGTGGGCCATCCCCGGCGCTACCCAATCGACTGGGTTTTTTGCTCGAAAAAATGTCAGGACGTCTTCCATGCGATGTACGGGAACTGGCAGCGCGTGCTCGATGGGCGAGCCGATATGAAGGAGGTTCCCATGATCGATCCTTCTGATATCGAGCTGGCCTCCATGAAGAAGTGCCTCAAGGCATTCGGTGAGTCAGCAGGTGAAATCGGTTTTGACAAACCACTGGGGGAATATTCGGAAGAGCAAGCCCTGCGCGTCATCGATGCCATCGTGACGTGCTGGACCGATGCCCTGCTGGCACATCACGAACAGACGAAGTTCCCGCCTGTGCGTGGAATGAAGCCAACGCCTGATCCTCTGGCACACCCATTCGCCGACATGGAGGATGACTTGCCTTGGGTGGTCGAAGGAGAGAAGAAATGATGGATTTCAACTCTTCTTCCAGCATCTCGGGTCAGGTCAGCGCGCTCATCGATGCCGGGCTGCAAAAGCGCCAGGCCGAACAACGTCCGAGAAGTTACCTCGGTGCATCTCGCTTGGGGGTCTCTTGCGAGCGTGCCTTGCAGTACGAGTTTGCCAAGGCTCCTGTGGATCCTGGCCGTGAGCATTCCGGTCGATTGCTTCGCATCTTTGAGCGTGGCCATCTCTCCGAGGACAGCATGATCCAGTGGATGCGGCAAGCAGGCTTTGATCTGCGCACGACCAAACCCAATGGTGAGCAATTCGGATTTGCTGCACTCGATGGCCGACTGGCTGGACACATTGACGGTGTGATCGTTGGTGGTCCTTATGGCTTTAAGTATCCCGCCTTGTGGGAGAACAAATGCCTGGGCTCCAAGTCCTGGCGTGACCTCGAGAAAAACAAGCTGGCGATCTCAAAGCCGATCTATCACGCACAGGTGGTGCTGTACCAGGCCTATCTGGAGCTGCATGAGAACCCTGCGGTTTTCACGGCAGTCAATGCCGACAGCATGGAGATCTATACCGAGTTGGTGCCCTTTGATGCGGCATTGGCGCAGCGCATGTCTGACCGTGCGCTCAAGGTGATCTCTGCGACCGACGCGGGCGAATTGCTCGCTCGTGCTTACCAAGATCCCACTCATTTTGAATGCCGGATGTGCTCATGGCAGGACCGGTGCTGGAGACAAATCAATGACGGACGTTAATCAAATTCTCAGCGAAAAGCTGGTCGATGCACATGAGGCAGCCTACTGCTTGAAGATGCCTTTGTACCTTTTCACACACCCCAAAGAGCGTGAGCGTCTGGGTTTGCCGCATTACCGCGTCGGGAAGATGGTTCGCTTCAAGGTGAGTGAACTGATGGAGTGGATGCAGGTGGGGGGAGAGAAGTCGGATGCTTGATTTCAATGACAACGACTCGCCTGCGCACAAAGACACGGACGCCACCAGGGAGCAGTTGCGTGCATCACTGATCGATCGACTCGAATCGGTGCTGACGGGATTGTTCCCAGCTGGCAAGAAGCGACGCGGCAAGTTCCTGATCGGGGACGTCTTGGGCAGTCCAGGTGACAGCCTCGAGGTAGTCCTTGACGGAGAGAAGGCGGGTCTATGGACAGATCGAGCCACTGGTGACGGCGGCGACATATTTGATCTGATCGCCGCCTACCTTGGGGCAGACGCTCAGTCCGACTTCCCTCGGGTGCTGGACTATGCCGCTGAACTGGTTGGACAGGCTGCACCCACCCAAACCCGCAAGGCCAAGAAGGAAGCTCCGGTAGATGAGCTGGGGCCAGCTACGGCCAAGTGGGACTACTTTGATCCCACAGGCCACCTGATCGCTGTGGTCTACCGCTATGACCCACCGGGAGGCAAGAAGGAGTTCCGTCCCTGGGATGCCAAGCGGCGCAAGATGGCTCCACCGGATCCTCGTCCGCTTTACAACCAGCCGGGGATGCTGGCTGCAGAGCGAGTGATCCTGGTCGAGGGCGAAAAGTGTGCGCAGGCATTGATAGCCGCAGGCATCACGGCCACGACGGCGATGCACGGAGCCAACGCACCGGTGGACAAGACTGACTGGTCACCTCTGGCGGGCAAGGTCGTCCTGGTCTGGCCTGATCGGGATAAGCCGGGCTGGGAGTACGCGATGGCAGCGGCGCAGGCGGTATTGGATGCTGGCGCGCTCTCGTGCGATGTGCTTTTGCCGCCAGACGACAAGGCCGATGGCTGGGATGCAGCCGATGCGTTGACCGAGGGCTTTGACGTTGTCACGTTCATTGCGTCTGGTCCGCGCATGTGCGTGAAGTCCACCAAGGCCATGACAACGCAGGACGCCACGGTGTGGGCGACCGACGATGCACTGACGCTGGCGTTCACCTCCCGATACGCGGATGAGTGGCGCTATTGCGCGGCTTGGGGGAAATGGCTGGTGTGGACCGGTTGCCGCTGGCAGCCCGATGAGACATTGATGTCGCATCACCTCATTCGCGCCATCTGCCGTGAGGCAGCACTCAAGGTGGATTCGCATCGCCTGGCTGCCAAGTTGCTGGCCAGCAGCACCGTGGGCGGTGTCGATCGCATGGCCAGGTCGGATCGTCGGCATGCCTCCACCACTGAGGAGTGGGACGCGGACCTGTTCTTGCTCAACACCCCTGGCGGCGTAGTCAATCTCAAGGTGGGGGTGACTCGCCCGCACGACCGAGCTGACCGCATGACCAAGATTGCCACGGCCACCCCAAAGGGCGACTGCCCTCAGTGGAAGGCATTCTTGAACGATGTGACCGGCGGCGACCTTCTCTTGCAGGAGTACTTGCAGCGCATGGCGGGTTACTGCCTGACCGGGGCAACCAGCGCCCACGCATTGTTCTTCTTGTACGGAACCGGCGCGAACGGCAAGTCGGTGTTCGTGAACACCTTGGCCAGCATCTTGGGCGATTACGCCACGAGCGCACCCATGGACACGTTCATGGATGCACGAGGTGACCGTCACCCAACCGACCTGGCTGGTCTGCGCGGCGCACGCTTTGTGGCATCGGTGGAAACCGAGCAAGGCAGGCGCTGGAACGAATCCAAGGTTAAAGCCATCACGGGTGGCGACAAGGTGTCGGCGCGCTTCATGCGCCAAGACTTCTTTGAGTACATCCCGCAGTTCAAGCTGCTCATTGCGGGCAACCACAAACCATCGATCCGTAACGTGGATGAGGCCATGAAGCGGCGTCTGCACCTTATCCCCTTCACGGTGACGATTCCGCCTGAGAGGCGTGACGGCAAGCTGACCGAAAAACTGTACGCGGAGCGTGACGGTATCTTGGCCTGGGCGGTCGAAGGGTGTCTCGCCTGGCAGCGCGAAGGGCTGCGTCCGCCTGAGTGCGTGGTCTCGGCAACCGAAGAGTATTTCGAAGCGGAAGACGCTTTGGGTCAATGGATTGAAGAGCGCTGCATCTTGAGCAAGACCCATCGCGAAGGCGTCTCGGATCTGTTTACCGATTGGCGTGAGTGGGCTGAGCGTGCTGGCGAGTACGTGGGCTCGATCAAACGGTTTTCCGAGTTGATGTCGACCCGCAAGTTCGAGAAATGCCGACTGCATGGCGGTGCGCGCGCAATCGCGGGCATCAGTCTACGACCCAAACCTCATATCGGTGGCGGCTACCCGTACCGAGACGATTGAACAAACCCATGGTGACGGATTTGACAGTCTTGCTGATTAACCCCTCACGCGTGCGCGTACACACACGATAGAGAGTTAACCGTGAAACGTGTCAAACCCGTCACCCAGCAAAAAACTGGAGACGAAATGAACATGACGATTCTTGCCCTGGATCTGGGCACAACGACTGGCTGGGCATTGATGCAAGCAGACGGTCAAATCACAAGCGGCAGCCAATCCTTCAAGCCTCAACGCTTCGAAGGTGGTGGCATGCGGTTCCTGAAATTCAAACGCTGGCTCACAGACGTCAAGCAATGCACCTCAGGCATTGACCTGGTCGTGTTTGAGGAAGTGCGTAGACATGCGGGAGTTGATGCCGCACATGCCTACGGTGGCTTCATGGGGCAACTGACCGCATGGTGTGAGCACCATCAAATCCCCTACGAAGGCGTGCCAGTCGGAACGATCAAGAAGCACGCAACCGGCAAAGGAAACGCTGGCAAGGAGGACATGATCGTGAGCGCACAAGCACGTGGCCACAACCCTGCAGACGACAACGAAGCGGACGCGATTGCATTGGTCTACCTGACCCACGCTCGCCAGATGCCACAGGAGGTGTGAGATGAAAGTCCCAGCACAACCCTATCGCTGCGCTCTTGGAAAGGTGCAGCCTGTCGTGACTGACCTGGATGCCGTCAAGCGTTCAGGCTGGCGTGAGCAACACATCCTGGTCATCTCCGACCAGGACGAGCGACTGGACTTCCTCGAGCGTGAGTTCATCAGACGCATTGGTGAGCGTCTCTATGGCTCAGGAGGTCAGCATGGCTAAGACAGAGTGGACAACAGACGATGTGGCTGCAAGGTTTAGCGATGCAGCACACACCTCCTACCGATTACCTGCCGTGCGTGTTCAGGGGTACTCCAACCCCTGGATGGGCCTTGCAATGCAGATCCCTGATCGCTACCCAGACCCTGAGCGTGTCTATCGCCCCATGCCACCCAGCCCTGAGGCAGTAGAGCGAATGCTCGAGACGATGCGTTGGGTTCAGTGGTTGGAGGAGGAGCAACGGCATCTGGTCTGGATGCGGGCCAAGCGATACGACTGGCATCAGATCGGTCGTCGCTTTGCGTGCGATCGAAACACGGCAGCCAGGCGTTGGAAGAAGGCCATGCAACTGGTCACCGACAAGCTCAACGATGCGGTCAACTCATGCGCGTAAATTGGCGTGATTTGAATGAATCGGTGGGCAATGTGGGTGCATCTGAGGCAATGAGCGAATTTACCCAGTGCAGCATTTCAGCCCAATTGAGCGTACATTTTCAGCTATGGTGTGGAAAGGAGTGCAGGCCACTCCCACCACACAAATTTCTGGGTCCTTCCTCGCCAAGTTCCTATGCGGGGGGCAAAGGCCCGAGATTTCGATAGCGACAGTTTGAAAAACCGGGTTTGCAGTTCGCACCGGGTTTGCACCTCCCCAACTCCCCTCAAGGAATTTATGACTCCCGAGATCAGAATGATCGCGGTGGATGCGCTCATCCCTTATGCGCGCAACGCCCGCACACACAGCGATGGCCAGGTGGCTCAGATCGCAGCATCCATTGCCGAGTTTGGTTTCACCAACCCGATCCTGTCAGACGGTGAGCGAGGGGTAATTGCTGGGCATGGACGATTGATGGCTGCCCGCAAGCTGGGGCTCACAGAAGTCCCCGTGATCGAGTTGGCGCATCTGACGGCCACTCAGAAGAAAGCCTACATCCTGGCCGACAACCGGATTGCCGAGAACGCAGGCTGGGATGAAGAGCTCCTGAAGTTGGAGCTGGCTGAG